ATGAAGATTCTGTTTTTGTTGACGGTGGTTGACGTGGTATTGCCAACTCTGTAGAAGATGACCGCACCTTCCCTAGTGCATTCGATCGTTCCTCTGCAGGCGAACATGACCTGTTGTAAGGCCTCCCTGTTTGTACATGGTTTAATTACGCCGCTTAGGACGATGTCTTTTATATCATCGCTTACCGTGTAGTTATCAAAGACAAAATTGTTCATTATTTCATCGATTATGGCTTTGACCTTTACACCCGAGAACAGATTGCCTTTATAGTTCGTGGTTCCCAGGATACCAAGTATATCCTGGCTCTCGAATGTCGACATAGTTCCGTTTTCGGTTGTCCATTCTTTGATGTAATGGTGGGCCATTTTATATTCTCTTTCAGTTACGACTCCATCGATGATCTCCTTGATCTTTTCATAGATCTGGATGACCTGTCTTTTCTGCAGGAACTTGTAAGCTCCTGATGGATTCGTGATCGAGAATGTTTCGTCAGGGTCAATTATGGTTAAAGACGATGTACCCACTTTGAACTGTGCCGAGGTTACATCCACTTCTTCCAGGATCCTGGCTTTTGATACGTTTTTGTTTGACTCGCTCGAGTATTCGAGTCTTCTTCCGTAGATGATTCCGGCCAGTCTCGCATACTGATACGGCTGCACTTTGACAAACTCGATAACGATCTTTCGGTATTCGTTTGCGGGTATGTCACAGAAGAAACTATATGAATCTATATCGAATGTTTCCTGCTGCAGCAGCGTGTATCCTTCATCGTATCCGTAGAGGCTGACTTTTATCTTTAGCGGAAGTGGATATCCCGGATCGAAGGACAGCGTTATTCCGATCGAGCTGTGCGGTGTCGAGAATTCCCTTGTTATTGTAGGGTTTGTTGTGAATTCTCCGTCTGCGTCACCCATACTATTAGACCAGTAGTTAAACTCAGTACTTGCCGGTGTTGTCGGGAAGTAGTTGAAGTCTCCGTTGAGATAAAATACGTTGTTTTCGCAAGTGGCGTATTTGTTTACAACGTGCTCCTGGTCTAGGTAGCTTAATGAGCTGAACGAGATTATATCGTTCGTTACGTATGAGCCGTCTTCTTTTGCTGTCGTATCGTAAAGGTCGATGATGGCTTTGGTAGATGTTTTTCTGCTCATGATCACGACCTCGTCGGATTACGTGGCACAGCTTTGAATTTAAGATCTTTGAATGATGTGTCGATCTTCGATTTTTTTACTTCGATTGAATCTACTTCGAAGTACATCGACATATCAACGAATTCTCCGGTCCAATCCGGGAGTTTTACTGTGTGGTATTCAACCGGTTCTGTAAGCTTGCCAAGTAATGCCTTCAGATCTTCCTGGCTGTTTATTGATCCACACGTAATTGAATAATTAAAAAAACTACCGAGGATTTCTCCGTTATGGACACCATCCTCGGTACGTTCTGCATATTTCCATAAAAACTTTGGGGATATTACGCATGTGACGAGCGGCGCTTTGTACCATACGCCATCTATGTATAACCCGTCTTTGAATGTATATCTTATAGCCATGTTTATCCCCTTTCTAGCCGACCACCAGACTCTGGCCTACACGGTCGTCTTCCTTGTTCAGCTCAAAGTGCAGGAATCTGATCAGCTGTCCGATATCTCCGGATGCGTTGATATTGATTACCTGTTCTCCGCTCTCTTCGCCTACGATTTCTCTTAGCAGGCTTTCCGGAGCTTCGATATTTCTTCCTCTGGTCTGATCTCCAAGTAGTGCCAGGAATTCATGGTTTGGTGGTATGACCGCTCCTTCAGCGAGCCTTGGTATCTTCCAGGAACTCAAGCTTACCTGGCTTAATGTGGCGAGGCTGAATCCTACGTGGCCTCCTCCCATAAACCACGGCAAGTCAAAGCTGATACCATTGACACCATTTATTACCCAGTTGATCGCATTTACGATTCCGTTAACGCCCATTTCCATCGTATCGACTATGGATGCCCAGATATCAATGAAGATATTCAGCAGGCTCTTCCATGCTGCTTCCCAGTCTCCGGCAAATACTGCAGATATGAACTCTATCAAATCTGAGAATATTTGCTTCATGTCTTCTACGATGTCTGAAATGAACTTAAGTACTGTGTTCACCGTGTCTCTGATATATTTGAAGAACGACGCCAAGAAAGGCATCATGATCTGTGCGATATATGAGAGCACTGTTCCCAATGCTTCAGCCAGGTCTGCTATCCAACCCTGGTTGTCTTCAAACCATTTACCGACGTCTGTTAAGACTCCGGATATTTGCTCTCCAATGAATTCGAACAGCGGTTTCAGCGTGGTTTCCCATAGTGCGCTCAAGATTGGCTTTACCTTTTCAATGCATGCGTTGATTGTTTCCAGGATCGGCACAAGCATGTTGTTGAATGCCGGGATTGCTTCCTCCAGGAGCCATTCGACCAATGGTAGGATGCACTCCGTATAAAGCCACAGGAACAGATCGCCAACGGCTTCCAGGATCGGTTCTAATTCCTCCAGGGTGCTAGCAACCGAATCGAAGAACGGCCCGAAGTCTAGAGCATCGCTCCATTCGACTGTTGCGTCAAGTGCTGCATCAATGTCGTCCAGGATCGCATTGAACAAATCTTTCATCACCTGGACGATTCTTTCTCCGGAGTTCATGTATTCCAATCCTTCCTTAATTCCGTCCGTGATGTTGTTGATGACCTTCACGATCTTTTCCCACATTTTATGCAGTCTTTCTGCAAGGGCCAACAGATCTTCGTTGAGCTCGATATCCTTCAGATATCCTTCAGTTGTCGTACCCGCTCCGGATCCGTCGTTCTTGTGTAATACTTCGGATGTATCGAATGACGCCAGGGCACCCTGTTTCTTGGATCCACCACCGGCTTTGGCGTTCGCCTTCTGATTGCCTTTTTTGATGATTCCGAGAATGTTTGCTCCGGTTATGATCGATACCATCTTTATTACGTAATTCAATGCCGTGGCCAGAGCGTTTACGATCGAGTTAACGAACGGTGTGATCAACTGGATCAGGCCATTCCATAACGAATTAAGCGTGTCCGCCAATTCTTTATTCTGGTCTTTGATCTGATTGATCGCTTTGCTGATCAGGCTGTATAAGGATCTGGCCCCAATTAGTGCTCCTACAAACGTCATTGCTTTTTTCGATACGCTCTGCATGCCATCAGATATATTCTTTGTGGCTGTTGCGCTCTTAAAGAGATTCGCTGCCATTTGTCCGGTCTTCTTTAAGATTCCCAGGCCGCTTATCTTTCCTAGTGCGCTGCAGGCTTTTTCAATCAGGTTAACATTGCCTTCGGCATCTTCTTTTTCTTTTTCCAGATCAGCTAACTGCTGCTCCAGTAATTGTATTGATTCTTCCCGGATAGAATTCTCCTCCAGTTCTAACTGGTTGATGCTCTCCTGAATATCTTTAAACTGGTTCTGATAGAAGTCTCGCTGTTGATAATGTCGTCGAATGTCACTTCTTCTCCAAAATCTTCAGGCCAGTCTTCAGAGTCGTCTTCGTTTTCATCAACTTCTTCTTCTGAATCCTGTTCCTCTTCCAATTTCGTTTCTTCTGTTTCTTCGGCTTCGTTTTCAAGTTTTTCTTTTACTTCTTCTGGCATGTTTTCCTCCTCTTTCTTTGCCCTATCCAGTACTCTTCCTGGTAGTGCGATATTTAACGGTGCCATACCGTTTAAACCTTTTGGATTGCCCGGTTTTCCTTTGAACGGGCTTGAACAAAATTAAAACCGAGTTATTGCTCGGTTAGTTTGTTTCGTCTCTTAGAAGGCTTTAAAATCGCTTAGTCTTTCCAGACTTTTCTCTTCTGAGCCTTCTTTCTTGCTCTGTTGACGTTTCTTTCCCATCTGTCGTCGTCATTCCATTTGTCACTTCCCGACTTATCGAGCGCAGGTCTGTTGCCTATCGGGTTGATAGCCCAGTAGTGATACTTTTTATCGTATGCTTTCTTGGCTTTTTTCTTTCTTTCCTCAGTCATTTCAGTGATCTTGACCTTCGGTTTGGCGGATTTGACCTTTTCTGCAGCTTCAAGTTCCTTTATCCTGGCTCTGAGTTCTTTTATGCCACCAGGAGATATGTTTTTCTTTTCTCTGGCCGTCATTCCACTCCAGTTATTCTCATAACGTTTCATTTCATGAAGAGCATTCTTTCTAAACTCGTCGTCGTTCTTGCCTTTGTCGGTATAATAATTCAGCTTAGATTTTGAAGTAGGCTTTTCGGCTTTCTTTGCCTTTTCTTTAGCCTCCTTCTGAGCCTCTGCAGATTTGATGTTCAGGTTCTGGCCGTGATATTTATCGAAGTATTCTTTCGATTTGCTTTCGTCCAGGACTACCTTTCCGTTTTCTTTCTTGAAGTACTTAGCGAACTTCTTCGCATCGAAGTTTGGATTGGTTGCTGCTTCGCCGATCTCTTTCTGATGAGCTCTCTCTGCAGCTTTCTTCCTTGCACGCTCGATGTTTTTCTCATCCCTGGTTGTTCTTTCTTTCGGATCACCAAGTTTTTCTAAAGACGTTCTGTTCTCTTCGTTCACAATGTTTCTCCAAGCGTTCGATGCTTTATGGACCGCTTTGGCTGCTTTACCAACGTCTTTTTTGTTTTCAACAGCGTCTCTGTAGTTCTTTGCTGTGATTTCATATTCTTTGGTTCTTTTTACTTCTTCTTTTGCTATCTGCTCAAGCTTTGTCTGGACCTTGTCCTTGTTTGTTCCGATCTTAGCGTTTTTGCTCTTTCCGGATCTGATCGCTTTGATCTTGGCTTTGCCTTCTGGCGTCTTTGCTTTGTCCGGATCGAACCATCTGAGCTTGCCGTCCTTGGTTCTGTAGAACACTATATTTCCGTAATCTTTCTTTGGCATGTTTCTTCCTTTCTTCAGCACAATAATGTGCGAATCGTTTCGATAAGTCTATTGGTGTTGCATTCTACCTTGGTTATGGTATTATGTAGGTGAAAAAGGTGCATTTCTGCCGTTGATGGCGAGTTAGGCACCTTTTCTTTTCTTCTTTCTTATTACCGCTTTTATCTTTCCATCAACCATCACCAAGACCCTATCTCCTTTTCTTCCACTTTCAGCCAATCTTTGGCCTGCGTATTCTATTGCTTTGTGAGTAGGCATGTCTTTGTGAGGCACTAAGATAACTCCGCCTGGATTCTGTTCGATTTGATCTAGCCCATCCCTGACAGAGCTTTTTACAGCATTCCTTGTAGACTTATCGTTATCTTTTTCATCCCATAACTTGTTTTTCCAACGGAAGTCGGGATTTCTTACTCCTAGTTCTTTATCTTCTTCAGATTGCACTGTGCTTCTGATGTGAAGGTTTCCTCCCATCTTTTTGTAGAGCTTCATACTGTTTTTTATTTCTTTCTTTTTATTTTTGTCTCCAGGCACATCCTTATCCATGCTGTATTTCCCGTGACGTTCTTTTTGTTTTATAACGAATCTGGCTGTTTCGTTTTCGGTTGAAGGGAATTTGTTTGAGTTGTTTGCTTCCCTTTTGATTACTTTGTTGACCACTGTTTTGTTTTTAAGTCCTTTGTTGCTGCTCGCAAAGTAATACGCCAGTTTCCCACTTTTGGTTCTATAAAACTTTATTTCTTTATCCCTGGTTTTCATTTCAATTCCTCCTTTATCATCTTTCTTGATCCTGCAGATCTCAGTTCCGGGAATTTATCCAGGATCTCATCGATCTTGTCTGAATATTCTTTGCACTTTTTGTCTTCCTTTTTGTGATCTGCTCCGATCGTTTTTTTGGCCTCTCTTTCTCTCTTCCATTTCCTCCAGGCACGCTCAAGAGCTCTCAGCTGCTGCGAAGCTTCATACACTTTCTTGTTCCGCTTTTTATCAACCGGCTCTTTCGGTTTTGTAATGCCTGGGAAGAATAAAAACAGCCTATGGCGACAGTTGACTCCACCGAGTCCTTCAATGTTTCCGTAGCCTGTTTCTTCATAGAGGTTTTTATATTTACTGGAGGAACCTTCGATCTGATAGACCTTACCCTGCCATCCGGCATGGTTTGCCCATTTTGATCTTTTACTTACCCTGGCGCCCAGGTGCTGTGACACTTCCACGTAGTTCGTGCCTGCTTCCTTTGCGCTTTCGATCATTCCTTCGTTGACCAGGGATCCTACTGCGCTGATCACGTCTCTTCTGACCACCGCTTCGATCGACACCTTTACTCCGCTTTCGTATGTTGCTGCGCTGAAGCCTTTTTCTGCCATTGCCTTGACATTCTTTTCCATTGCTTCGCCCAGACCATACGTTCCGCTCGCTACTTCGATGTACGAGCGGTTAAGCGTCCTGATGTAGCCGTCTCTTGCGCTTTCCAGGGCTTTAGTGTTTATCATCGACAATGTCTCTGACAAGTCATATATTTGGCTCTGGAGCGTTCTGTTAATTGCGGGTGATTCCTGCAGCTGTTCGAAGCTGATCTTTGAGACACCTTCTTCGAATGCTTCATTGAGGTATTCTCGGTCGACATTTCCCAGGATCGCTTCTTTGAACCGCTTTTTTATCGAGTCTTCCGCTATTCCGGAATACTTCGAGATTATTTTTAGGAGGTCTTTGTTGAGAACCTTTAATTCGCTTAATTTCTTCAGATACCAATTCAGTGTTCCATCGATGGTCTTATATGTTGCTAGTCGTTTGCATACGCTCACGATCAGCTCTAATTCCATCTCGGAATAGATGTCTGTTACTTCCTGGATCAGATATTCCAGTTCTTTATCCGACATCATGGCTTATTCTCTCGTAGATTTCAGTTAAGGTCTCAACAAGCTGTTCGTCGTTCGATGTTGCTCTTAGGCCGCACTCATAAAGGTGCGCATGGATCAATTCATGGATCAGGATCCTTTTCGAATCGTCACGGTTCATGATAATGATCTTTTTTTCATTCATATCCACGTATCCGCTATATCCGCCTTCGTACATGTGCTCGTCAGGCTGATCTACGACTGATAAGGTGTACTTTGTTCCGAATACTTCTATGGATTCCGGATATTTATTCTTCTTCGTCATCCTGTTTCTCCTCATCCTCGTCAATAATTGGATTATCGTCTTCATCCTGGTCCTCTTCGTTTTCTTTATCATCTTTAGGACTGTTTTTTGTTTCTTTGGCCAGTCTTTCAAGTACTTTCTTACGGAACTGCAGGGCCTGCTTCTCACTCATACCATAAACGTCTATGTAGTACTGGATAGGATCGATCAACTCATTGTTGAGTTCCAGGATCGCCTGGTTCTTCTTCGCTTCGCTGTCTTCTATGACGGAATCATCGAAGTTTACCGATACGTCGCTTTCGTAGATCTTTCCGGTTGCTACGTAATAGATCGCTTTTGCCAATTCTATGAGTGAGCTGCGCAGCATCTTCTCGTTTTTGACAATGTTTTTGTATAATTCGCTGTTGCTTGATATTACCTGGGTGGTGTTGGTGTATACCTTTCCATCCTTGAAGGTAAAGTAGTTCTCACCGAAGCCGGCGTTCATGCCTGCCAGGTTTACCGCAAGCTGAATGCCTTCCAGGTGTTCACTTATTCTGATCTGCGGGTTATATTCATCGATTTTTACGTCTTTGTTATTCTCGTCACCCGGCAGAGCATAGTATTCTGTCTGGTTTTCGTCGAATAACGGCACAGACGTCGTCTTTCCTCTGTCATCGGACACTATTTTGTATGACAGCGTTCCGATCGGCAGGAAGATCTTCTTTTTGCCCAGTCTGAACTCATTCACGAAGGAGTCGTATGCGTAATCTGCTGCTTTGAGCTGATCAATGCAGTTTGCATAGATGCTCATTCCGAATGGTGAGAATAGGTTGATCTTATTTACGATGTTCGGCTTGTAGATCTGGAACATCTTAACCGGTGAGACGTATTCTCTTACTACGTCTTCTCTGGTTTCTTCTTCCTGTTTGTTTCTTTTTCCGATTTTGAAGAAGTCGTTTGTGATCTTATATGATCCATCCGGCTGTTTCATGTGGATGTTGAGGTAATACGAGTCATCGTTTACGCTTGCGAATGCACAGTCGACTATTTCGTTGTTCTCGTATCTTAACGGGAAGATCATCGGTGCATATATGTGGTTGATTCCTGGGCTTCCATCAAGCTGCTTGTATTCCACAGTCGCACTGGTTCCTAAAGCGTAGGCTAGTTCAAGCGTGTTTGCGAATCTTTCTTCGAAGTGTGATTCTTCCAGGACCTTATGAAGGATATCGTTTGATTCCTTGTCGTCCTCTTTCATGCTGATCTGGGTCTTGTCGTTGTATAACAGCGACGCCCATCTTTCAGCGAAGGTCTTGGCCAGGCACAGTCCGGATATGTTTATGTCCACGAACTTGAGGCCGTTATAGACAGTCGTTTTGTGGAACTCTTCAACGTACCCCTTGTACCATTCGAGCCATTTGTAAACGTAGTTATAAAAATCCGGATCCAGGGGCTTATATCCCAGGACCCTTAATCGATCTTTCACGTGGTCGATATATTCATTCTCTTTATTCATCGTCTCCCCTTTCTGTCAGCTTTAAGTACGGCAGCAATACCTTGAGCGTCTTCCAGAAGCCCATAATCAGATACCTTGTGGCATCACAGCAATGGTCATTCTGTTTGATCGGCTCTTCTCTGCCTTTTTCGATCAGATCTTCGTTGTACTGGTATAGGTACATTTCTTCGATCTGGTGCTTCTGCTTTGGTGAAAATAAAAGCACCCCGTAGCTTAAGAGCTTTGAGACCCTTGAGATTCCGAGTGCTACATCGTTATTTGCGTTGTGGATCGGTACTCCCGGGTCCACTCTTCTGATTTCTTCGGCCAATCCTTCTGCAGACGGGTCGATATAGACGAATAAGGCCTTCTTTCCGGTCTCTTTTTCCACTTTCAGGCGAAATTCCTTGAAATCTTTGGCATATTCGCTCGGTGATTTCTGTTTTCCTTCGTCTCTGCCAGAATAATAGTACTCATCGATGCCATAGACCTTCTTGTCGATGACTGAGAGGCCGTATGCCTGGAATGTTGTGGCGTTTTTCTGGCCATAGTCGATTCCGATTCCGATATAGTCGATGCTTTCGTAATCTGTCAGCTGCTTAACGTGCTTCTGCTCGTCAAACATGTAGTAGATCACGTCGTCAATGCCGATTGCTTCGCCAAGCCAGAGCCATCTGTACATCTTTTCGTCGACCTGC